TAAAAGGAAAAAATTATGGAACCATCTATAAATGCTCGCAGTTTGTACGCTAAAACTTATGCAAAGCATGGAAAAACAATTGGTCAATCAAAAGATGCAAAAAGCAAAGCTTATGAGGCCGTTGAAAAAAAACACGGCAAAGAAATGCGTGAAAAGTTGGAATCTTTCCACGATAAAAATGCTTCTGACGACGGAGATTTTGATGCGTTTTCTCACCTAAAAAAAGCTAAAGGTGGAAAAATAAGCACTGCTGAACACGGAAATCCTAAGCACAAACACTGTTGGTGAGGTAACCAATGGCTTACAGCGGAACCGTAGGACAGACTGTAGTTACAGTACAGAATTTTATTGATCAAGGTGCTCGTCTATCGGGCAAGCTTGCGGAAGAACTCACGATTGAACAAGTCCAAGGTTCCAAGCAGGCTTTGTTTTTTGTCCTTAGCAATCTGATCAATCAAGGTATCAATTACTGGGCAATCAACAAGCAAGTCTATGGCCTGATTCCTGACCAGTATGAGTATTTGCTACCAGTCGGTGGCGTTGACGTATTGAACGCCCTTTATCGCACGATGACACGCCCTTCAGGCTCGTATTCGTCTAGTGCAGGGGGAACGGTGTCGAATATCTATGACAACAATACTCAAACCTATTGCCAGCAAACCAATCCAAACGGATATTTTTCTGTCGATTACGGTACTAATAACTCACAGTACATTGGCTCCATTGGCTTTATGCCATATATCGCTGGTGGCGGTTCTGCCACATGGAACTATTACCTACAGTACTCCTACGATGGAACCACTTGGGTAAATCTGTATACAGGCACCAACGTGGCTGTGACTGATGGACAGTGGATTTGGCAAGATATTGATCCGGGTGCGACTGCTCAGTACTACAGAATGCAGGCATACAACGGTACAACTTTGGCATTGCGTGAGCTCTACTTTGGCGATAATTCGACTGAAGTTACCATGTCTCGCCTTAACCGTGATGACTACACAAACCTGCCAAACAAGAATTTCAATGCTAATCAGCCATATCAGTATTGGTTGAATCGCACAATTCCACAAGCAAAAATCACTTTGTGGCCTGCTCCATCTAATGCATTCGTGCAAATGACTATTTGGTATTCACGTCAAATCATGGATGTGGGTGACTTAAATGGTCAATTGGAAATTCCACAGCGTTGGAATCAAGCTATTCAATTTTTACTTGCTCATCAAATGGCAATGATTATGCCCAATGTAGATGTAGGGAGAATTTCATATTTAGAAGGTCAAGCAGAAAAGTACTTCATCATGGCAGAAAATGAAGAGCGTGATAAATCACCTATTTATTTTGCACCCAACATTGGAGTTTACACAAAGTGACCTCTTGCACCATCTATTGGATACGCACTAAAGGCCATTCAGACATTATGTCCGAAGGGTATATTGGCGTTACAAAAAATACCAATAGACGTTGGAAATATGGTCACTTTTGGGCACAAAAAAATGGTCGCCATGACAATCCAAGGTTTTCAAATGCTATTGCAAAACATGGTTGGGATAGCCTCATAAAAGAAGTTGTATTAATCGGTAGCGAAGAATATTGCTACGAAATTGAAAACAAATTAAGACTAAAACAAAAGATTGGTTGGAATTTAGCCATTGGTGGTGGAAAGCCACCAGTATCTCAATATCGTGGTGATGACTATGTAAGCCCATTAAAAGGCGTACCAAGACCTACTCCATGGCTTGTTGGAATACAAAAACCTATGCCTGAAAACTTTTTCAGCTTAGGCGGTAAAGCTGGTAAAGGTCGTAAGCAAACCCCTGAGCAAATAGCAAAACGTGTTGCGGCTCGTAAAGCCACCCTTGAATCTCAAGGGAGGACTCATTAATGCCACGTTTCTTAGACACTCGTGGTAATGCAGTTATTGCGATTTTCATTTGCGATCGATGCAAGATGAAGAGGGCCATTACTGAGGCCATGCCTGACCCCAATTTTCCGGGTCTAAAAGTGTGTCAACAGGGATGTGCGGATCAGAAAGACCCTTACAGACTACCTGCTCGTAAAACTGAGCGTATCAATTTACAATATCCAAGACCTGACCTCAGTGTTGCGGCAGATGATGCTGGATTAGTAGTTGGCCCTAACGATACAAGCATACCGGGCGGTAATCCAAGCGAATTCTATATCAGCACTGAAAACGGGACTGCGGTACCACAGCAAGATGGCAATACAGACATAATTTCACCAAGCCCTAATTCACCGACGAGCCAATAATATGAGTGGACAAGTAACGATAACCCAATTACCAGTCGCTGGTGCTCTAACAGGTACTGAAGGCGTTCCAATCGTTCAAAATGGCGTAACGGTACAAACTACTACGGGTGCTATTGCTGGTGCTGGTGCTCTTAACTATCCATTCCTAACAGTAGGATCTACTGCTGGTCTGACTCAGGCACGCTACATTGCCACAGGTTCAGGTTTAACTGTTACCGATAACGGGGCAGGAAATAGCCTACAAATCAACTTAATCGGTGCCGCACTGTCATTGGATAATGCAGGCACTGGAATAATCGTCAAAACAGGCTCTACAACGGTCACCAATCGACTTTTAACAGTCGGTGCAGGCATGACTATAGTTAATGCTGACGGCATCTCTGATAACCCTTCAATTGGCTTAAATGCTAATCTTCAAAATCTAGCCAGTTTGTCCGGCGTAGGTATTTTGGCAATTAATGGAAGTACTTTTACCCCATTTACATTACAGGGAACTACTAATCAGATTAGTATTGCCAACGGAAATGCGGCTAGTGGATCACCTACCATTAGTATTTACCCTAATGCTATTTTGCCGGGTACAGGTAGCGTTACGGTACCTTTTGGAACCACTGCTCAACGAACTGGTTCAAATGGTGCATTACGCTACAACACAGATACAGCAAACTTTGAAGCTTTCGCAAACGGTTCTTGGGGTGCAATTGTTTCCGGTTCAGGCGTAACAACATTTAGTGCTGGAACAACAGGATTAACACCTTCTACTGCTACATCCGGCGGTATTATTTTAGGTGGCACATTAATCACAGCAAACGGTGGTACAGGAGTTTCAGGCACTTTGACTGGCTATGTATATGGCAATGGTGCAAGTGCCATGACGGGCTCTACAACCATTCCTACAACTGCTCTGAGCGGTACAGTAACCAATGCTCAATTAGCCAACTCTGCGATTACTATTAACGGTAATTCAGTGTCTTTGGGTGCGTCGACAACTGTTACTGCATCAACAACTAGCACATTGACAATCGGTACTGGACTGACTGGAACATCATTTAACGGTTCTGTGCCAGTAACGATCACCATTGATTCGACAGTTGCGACTTTGACTGGAACACAAACATTGACTAATAAGTCGATGTCAGGCAGTGCAAACACATTTACCAATATTCCAAACAATGCCCTAGTAAACAGCACCATATCAGGTGTTCCACTAGGTTCAAATCTGTACACATTGGGCTTTGGTACTCACTTAACTGGCACTTCCTACAATGGATCTACAGGCGTAACAATCGGTACTGATGCTACTAGTTTAAACACAGCATCGACTATTGTTGCTCGTGATGGATCAGGAAATTTCAGTGCAGGTGCGATTACTGCAACTTCTATTGGATTGACTACAGGTACGATTAGTACTGCTCCTTCCGGATCAACAGACATCACCAACAAGTCATATGTTGATTCTGTGGCCCAAGGATTGAATGCAAAACCATCTGTATTGGTTGCTACCACTGCGAATATCACGCTGTCAGGCGAGCAAACAATCGATGGAGTAACGACTTCTGCAAGCCGAGTATTGGTCAAAAACCAAACATCTCAAGCAAATAACGGTATTTATTTATCCGGCACAGGTGCTTGGACTCGTACTCCTGATGCAAATACATGGAATGAATTGGTATCTGCCTTCGTATTCGTAGAGCAAGGTACAACTCAAGCAGACACTGGCTGGACATGTACGGTAGATCCGGGAGGCACTTTAGGTGTCACCACAGTAACTTGGGTTCAATTCTCAGGTGCCGGAACTTATTCTGCTGGCACAGGGTTAACACTTACAGGTACTGTTTTCAGCCTTACAAACCCAGTTGCTGTAAATCTTGGCGGTACAGGTCTCGCAAGCTTGACAACTGGCTACATCCCTTACGGTAATGGCACCAGCGCATTCCAAAATGCATCCACATTTACATTTGACGGAACCAACTTCAAGGCTCCTAACAGTGTGACCAGTGGTGGTCATTACTCAATCGGAGCATTTGGCGGTACCTACACAGACGGTATCGTGATGGATTACGTCACAGGTAACGGTCGCATTAGCGTAGGTTCTGCAGACGGTATCACTTTCTACAATGGCGGCGTAGCAACAACATCTTTGGGCGGAGTAAACAGCTCAGGTATTTGGACATTGCCAACATTGAATTTGACCAATGCATTGGGCGTGGCATACGGCGGTACAGGATTGACTAGCTTGACTGCTGGATCATTGGTATATGGCAACGGTACATCTGCTTACAACACCCTTGCAATTGGTACTAGCGGTCAGATTCTGACATCTACTGGTACAGCTCCTCAATGGTCAACATTGAGTGGTGTGGCTGTGACTACATTCAGTGGTGGTACAACTGGATTGACTCCAGCGACTGCGACTTCAGGTGCAATTACTCTTGGCGGTACTTTAGTAGTAGGAAATGGTGGTACAGGTGTAGCCACGCTGACAGGTTTGGCGTATGGAAATGGAACTTCTGCATTTACTGCGGCAACTGCCACACAAGTAGTTTCAGTCATTGGAACAACTGCTGTTACAAACGCAACAAACGCAACAAACACTGGAATCACAGCAGTCACAACTGGCACGACAAATTACTTAACTTTTGTGACTGCCACTAGTGGAAACCTTCCACAATTGGTAAACTCTTCAATAACTGCAAACGCTGTAAATGGCACAATCACAGGTGGCATTGCAGGTGGAGCATTCTAAGGAAAAAACATGGCCCAAAGCGGATACACTCCCATACTCATCTACGCTAGTGGAACTACTGGCAACACTCCATCTGCGGCTAACATGACCAGCAGTGCAAGTGGTGCTGAACTGGCATTGAACTACTTTGACGGTAAGCTTTTCTACAAAGACGCTTCAGGTAATGTTCAAGTTCTTGCATCTAAAGCAATGGCAGGCACAGTCACTAGCGTCAATGCTTCTGGTGGCACCACAGGTCTTACTTTCTCCGGTGGCCCTATTACCGCAGCAGGAACGCTGACTCTGGCGGGGACGCTGGCGATTGCAAATGGTGGCACTGGACAGACGACGGCATCTGACGCCTTCAATGCACTCTCCCCCGTTACCTCTACAGGCGATCTCATTCTGGGTAATGGGGTGAACAGTTCCACTCGGCTGGCTATCGGTCTTAATGCGCAAGTACTAACTTCTAATGGTACGACCGCTTCCTGGAAGACAGTGACGGGCGGTGGGGGCGGTGGGAGCATCTACAAGAACGCCGCATTTGCTGCGGCTGCTGCTCAAAGTTATCTAGTAGATACGTCTGCTGGGGCAGTCACTGCCACCCTTTCCGCATCTCCTACAACGGGTGACACGATCTGGTTTCAGGATGCCAATAACCAATGGGCACAGAATATTTTTACGATCAACCCCAACGGGAAAACCATCGCGGGGCAATCAGGGAATAAAGTCTTAAATACGTCTGATTTGAATTTCGGTCTCTGGTATAACGGGACGACTTGGTGGGTGATTCGCAACCCTTTTTCGCCCACCATTCAGTATTCTGCGTTAGCCACAACACTTCCATCATCATCCGGCTGGACGTCCGTCACCTACGGCAACGGTGTGTTTGTTGCTGTGGCGTATAGCTCAACCACTGCCGCAACTTCTCCTGATGGTATTACATGGACTGCTCGGACACTTCCATCATCATCCTACTGGCAGTCCGTCACCTACGGCAACGGTGTGTTTGTTGCTGTGGCGTATATCTCAAACGCTGCTGCAACTTCTCCTGATGGTATTACATGGACTGCCAGAACACTTCCATCATCAACCTACTGGCACTCCGTCACCTACGGTAATGGTGTGTTTGTTGCGGTGGCGGTTAGCTCAACCGCTGCTGCAACTTCTCCTGATGGTATTACATGGACTGCTCAGACACTTCCATCATCATCCGGCTGGTACTCCGTCACCTACGGTAATGGTGTGTTTGTTGTGGTGGCGACTGGCGTAAACTCTGCCGCAACTTCTCCTGATGGTATTACATGGACTGCCAGAACACTTCCATCATCATCCGGCGGGTACTACGTCACCTACGGTAATGGTGTGTTTGTTGTGGTGGCGAATGGCTCAACCGCTGCTGCAACTTCTCCTGATGGTATTACCTGGACTGCTCGGACACTTCCATCATCATCCAACTGGACGTCCGTCACCTACGGCAACGGTGTGTTTGTTGCTGTGGCGAATGGCTCAACCGCTGCTGCAACTTCTCCTGATGGTATTACCTGGACTGCTCGGACACTTCCATCATCATCCTACTGGCAGTCCGTCACC